CTCCCGTTCATCAGCCCCTAACAGATCAGTACTGGCAGTGTCATTATTGTTTGTAATGAATGCCATTGAGCTTGCTGAAACACGTTTAGCTGTCAGTGCAGCCTCTGTGAAGTTTTTCAGGTCTTCCATCAGTTTGGATGTGGCAACCATATCGGGTAGGCCGCGTTCCTGGCCTTGCTGATCAGCAATAAAATAGTGACAGATTTCCCCTGCGGGGAGAACTTCATAATCACCTGTAATATAATTATATGTAACAGGGTCAAATCTACAGAAGTAGTAGTTTACTGGTCGGTGCCATATATCAAACTCAATACCATTACTGATGTAATTACCATTACTGAGATGTTGATTATTTAGTTGTAAGAGTCGGGCGGTATCCAGAATTTCAAGCTTGATAGTACTGTTAATGTTATGAATGCGAATAAAACATTCACCATCCTGGACCCGAATCTTTTCAACATTCTGTTGAAACAGGTCAAAGCTCAATGAACCATCAACGCTAAAACGGTCTGGATCATAAGCCCAGCGATCAAAAAGTTTTTCTAAGCGTTGGTTGATTTCATTGATTTTATCTTCAGTACCGTCAATCTCAACTGAAGGTTTAACATAGAGGCCATCAGAGCCTACAACGCCATCTACCGAGAGGTTCATGTACTTACGACCAATGGGATTCTTAAGTACTGCATCGCGTGAAAATGCCCTGAATGTAGGTAGTGCTTTCATTAACAAGAAATTGATATTGCAACCTGAGCTTGAATTGAATCCAAAATTCATAACAGCAGTATTTCGTACTGCCTGCAAATCTCGTTTCAATGTACTTTGTTTTAATGAACGTTCCTGTTTAATAATTTTTTGTTTTTCTTTTACTTCTGTTTTTTTCTTCCAGAACATTAGCGTGTGCTCCCAGGCTTAGGCTTGAAAACCGTAATACTTTTGATTGGTTTACCGCCATTAGAGAAAGAACCGCCGTTCATTTTCATGAATAGAGCATTAGCACGTTTTACATAGCGTTCTCTCATCGATTCTAATGATGAAAGTGATTCGCTAACTAGAGTTTTATTATTGATCGTAATTGTAATGTTAGCCCCGCCTGAAACTTTATTAGCAATTACACTATCAATTTCAATAATCATCTGTTTAAGCTGTGCAAATTCAGACGTATAAAGTACTGGATTGATGACTTCAGAAGTGAAAGTACTGGCATGTCCATTAGAAATTTGAGTACAGAATAGTAATTCCTGTGCTGTACTGACATCTAATCCAACCGTAAATTCCTTTGATATAATATTATTGAGATTATCTAATGAGGTACTTTTTCCAGATGAAGTAAAGCTAATAACAACAATTGTAGCAGCGGGTACTACAACTTTAATATCCATAGGGTTTGAAACCATATAGATCTTTTCTGGTAGGAGTGGCATTCGATTTCCTTATCATTTACCGAACCAGTTTGATCCCATCCCAGTACGCCTATTCCGTTTTGGTTTTTGTACTGTTTCTGGTTTTGACTGCGTTTCATTTATATTATTTATTGTTAACTTGGCACTTTCAGTAGATTTATATTCACGTAGTTTTTTAAATGGTTGAGTACCGAGTTTTGACTGAGCAAATACTATGGCAATCATTCCATAGACGAGACAATCCAACGCCTCATTGCGTTTCTGGCCCTTCTTTAGCCTCCAGACTAATTTGCCACCTGCGGGTCTTAACTCTTCTGCTGAGAGTTGTTCAAAATAGTCCGACGGGAGGTTACTGGAAAATCGTAGATGTACTGGGGCGTTATCTGCTTCACTGGATAACATAAGGTTAAGCAGTTTACGTATGGTGTTCTTTTGGTCATGTACATTTAGCATCTGTAGCTGATAGCCAGCCTGTGTACTGGTCTTGAAGAGATCACCTGTAGTACTGCTAGATCCCTTAACAGGATGGTACTTCGCCCAGCGTGCGGTGAACTTCTTAACGGTATCTGTAGCGTTACCATTCGAACTATCCACGAATACAGCCAGCGTAGGTACTGTGCGACCTGATACAGTACTGAAATCCTGCCTACAAAATGTGTCTAAGTCCTTCCATGCAGGGGCTTCAATCTTCGTACAATCGTGAGAGTAGAAAAATTCATGGCCCAGTACAAAAATGTTCTTCTCATCAAAAGCCAGTACAGTACTTTCAAGGCGGTCTAATTGCTGGTCCACGGCAATACAGATTCCCAACGTGCTTTCAGGAATCTTATGAAGGTTAAATTCATCTTCTCGTAAAGATTCTAATTGGAGAATATCTAATTCCTTCTGATATTCATCTTCATAGGGTAAACCAAGTTCATTATTGTAAAATGTCTGCAAGTTAAAGTTATATAGAGCATCAGCAAACTTAGAAACCATTTCAGTAATAGTATTCAGGGGTGAATACATTCTACTAATTTGATACCCTACTACGCCTGGTTCTCCATCTGGATTAGTTGCAATCCATCGCCCATTATCAACCATCTGATGGCGTGTGTGCTCATCAATTTCTTTTTGACAATGAGGACAAACTAAATGGGTAGTAATACTGTCAGGAATGGATCTACCATTTTCTAATTGTTTAAATTTGAATGCTACTTGCTCCCATTCAAATGTATATTCATGACCGCATGTGTGAGTAACAAAGAAGCGGCGTTTATCTGACAGGTTATATTCAGCATTAATTAAATCGTCTTTATATAATGGAGTGCTTGATATTGCGATTAGAGCATCATCACCAAAAGTACTGGTACGGGCTTCTGCAAGTTTGATTGGATTACCTTCATCAGTAATCTCACAGTTGCTAACCTCATCAAGTAATACTACCCGTGTTGTAATGCCTCGTAGATTGCCCGGCGTGTTTAGGTTCAGCCAGTAAATGAAAGTGCCATTAACCATCTGTGTTTGTTTGGAGTTATTGGCGGCGTTCTTATCATTTTTATCAGTTACTAATGGCTTCAGTACTGAACTTGTTTCCACTGCTGGTAGGAATTTACCATCCTTGAACTTCTTCACCTCTGATTCACTACTTGAGCCAAAGGCAAAATTGCAGGGATCATTAACCATAAGGTTAAATGCTATAGACTGGAGTACTGTGGTCTTGAGCAATTGCGAGCAGGATTGCAGTACAATTTTTTTAGTACTGCGGAGTTGAGCTATATCCATTGGTTCGCGTTGAAAACTGAACGGGAGCCAGTCAAGCCCCATGTTCGGTCCATCGACAAATTTAACTACACCATCAGAAATCCACTCTGACGTATTTTGAATCTTAGGAGGTTGAAGCGTTGGTAGTACAGTCTTCAATATGTTTGTTAATTTTTTCTTGTTTGATTGCATCCTCAAGCACTTCCATGTCTTCGGGTAGCTCAAATTCCATTGAGCCTAATTGGTATAATGTTCTATCAATGTGCATCCTTAGAATATCACGTAAATCTTTTGCATCTTTTTGTGCAAATAGCTCTAGATATGTTTTACCGGGAATTGCCCGTACTGCTGTTTTAACCTGAA